TGCCTCTTGTGCTAGCCTTTTGTGGAGAGTGGGGGCGTGAGATTGTAGCGCAAGGATTCACTGCTTTGGATGCTATGCCAGACTACTACAGATATACGCTAGGCATAATCGTATCAGCCTCATTTGGTACAAGGGCAGCAACCAAGTTTTTTGGAGGCAAGAAGTAATGGCTAGAAAGTTTGCAAAGGTGCCAAAGACAAAGGGCGGTGTACCAAAGAAGTATGTGCGTGGCGCAAAGAGTCCAGCAGCAAGGGAAGCGGAGATCAAGCGCACAAGAAAACTTTACAAGCAGGGCAAACTAACTAAAGCTGCAATGGATAGGATTAGCAAGCAGAGGAGTCGCGGATGAGCAAGGCAGCAACCATTGCTAAATACTCCAAGTCATCAGGCATATCAAAGTCTACTCTAGGCAAGGTCTATAAGAGGGGGTTGGGTGCATACTATAGCAGTGGCAGCAGACCCAAGGTTTCTGCGCATCAGTGGGCCGCTGGCAGGGTACGCAGCTTTGCTACTGGCAAGGGTGGCGCACGCAAGGCAGATGCAGACTTACTGCGCAAGAAGAAGGCGAAAAAGAAATGATGAAGAAAAGTGCAAAGGCAAAGGTCAAGAAGGTTGCCAAGAAGCTACGCGGCGCATCTAAAGCGCACGCAGGGCAAGCAAAAGTGCTTGAAAGTTTGTTGAAGAAGAACGGCAAAAAGAAAGCGCGTGCATGAACAAGGACCAGTTAAGAGAAGAGCTTGCAGAGGATGAGGGCTGTAAGTTTGAAATATACTTAGACCATCTTGGCCTACCCACATTTGGCATAGGAGCATTAATTAAGGATGGTGATCCTGAGTGCGGTCAGCCTGTTGGCACGCCTGTAGATGAAGAGCGTGTGCGACAGAGGTTCAGCCTAGACATTGCTGTAACCATAGAGGATTGCAAGGTTCTGTATGATGACTTTGATGATCTTCCAGAAGAGTGTCAGCTTGTTATTGCAAACATGATGTTTAACATGGGGCGACCTAGACTCAGCAAGTTTAAAGGCATGAAAGCTGGTGTAGATGCAAGGGACTGGAACAAGGCAGCGGAAGAGATGGTAGACAGCCGGTGGCATGACCAAGTGCCAAACCGCGCAAAGCGTTTGGTAAAGCGCATGAGGGCGTTGTCTGATGGTAGCTAAAAGATTTCAAAATCCCAAAGGTGGCTTGAATCAAAAGGGCAGAGACTTTTTCAAGAGAACCACAGGCGCAAACTTGAAACGCCCAATAAAGTCTGGTGACAATCCAAGAAGGGCAAGTTTCCTAGCACGCATGGGCAACATGAAAGGACCGGAGAAGAAGAATGGCAAACCGACAAGGTTACTCCTGTCTCTCAGGGCATGGGGTGCAAGCAGCAAGACTGACGCAAAGTCGAAGGCGGCAGCAATATCCAAACGCAACAAAGCAAAGAAGGGAAAGGCATAATGCCAGGGAAAATGAAGAAGGGTATGCGCAAGAACGGCAACGGCATGCTCACAGCCAAACAGAAAACTTTGCCACCAGCGCTACAGAAGAAAATCATAGCATCTAAGAAAGGAAAGAAATAATGCCGATGGGGAAAGGGACGTATGGCTCCATGAGAGGACGCCCACCAAAGTCTGCCAAGATGAAGAGGCAAGCAGCGACAGCTATTGCTATGAAGAAGGCGGGGAAAAAACCTAAGAAGCGCAAGTAATTAGGTCTTTATTGCAAATCTTCAATCAACTGACGCATCTCTTTGCGGGAGTACCCAGTGTCGGTTGGCATGCCTTCTATATAATACCTCATGACAGTGTTGTATGTGTTTGGACGCCACGCTGCAAATGATATGTGCAAAACCTTTTTTCCGCGCCAGATTCTGCAATACTTTTTGCACATAGAAAATCCGTATATCTTAAACCCCGCTGGTCGCAAATATTTTTTATAACGAAACACTTCCTTGCCAAACAAACTGACAATACCATCATCGATCTCTTTCCAAGGGTTAGGCCAGTTATTGGGTATGTTTAAATGATCCCTCTTTATAAAATTTGCCTGTGAAAGCATATAGCTTGTGCCAAGCTCTTTGTTCTTTTGATCCATTGCTTGTTGCAACTTTACGCTGATATTTATATTTTTTGTCGGTTCCATTTCGATCCTTCCTTTGTTTTATCTGTATAGAGTTTTACCGCCAGCAGCTAAATACTGAGCCAGACATTCAATAACGTATGGCTCTGTAAGATAACCGCCGCTTATTTCATCATTAAGTGGGATGATGTGCTTTGCTTTGTGCGGTTTGAAGCCGTGTTCTTTTAGTATTCTGTATGGTCCCCAGCCATTCAATATCAAAGCAGCGTAGTAATCATGTGCTACTAGCCGCGCTTCCTTGAGACTGCGTGTTTCTTGTAGAGAAACAATTTTTTCCGTAGCCATAACACAAAAGATCCCCCTCTCCGTTTATTACCCACGTTCCAGTCATCAGCCCATGTGTTTCTCCACAAAGATCGCATGTGACTGTCTGACCAGAAGTGGTGTGTCGTCTTTTTGTTTTAGTTTTTTTCGGCACTGAGCAGCCTGTCTATCTCTGTTTTGGGTACATAATACATACCGCCCAGCTTCTTTGCCTCTATATCGCCCCTTTGGATAAGCTCACGCACCCTTTGCACCTTTGTGCGGGTGTCACTACCAAAAATCTCTAAAGCCACCTCTCTGGGGCTTAAAAGGCGATTAGAAGGGGATGTCATCGTCAATGTCTCCCTTGTCTGCGTGCTTCATCTGCACGACTTGCCCAACAGGTTTCAGTGCTGGCTGTGAAATATCATCAGCAATGTTGTCATCTGCTTTGTATTCTATGACTTCTTGAAAGCGCACGGCTCTTGTGCCATCGTCATTCTCAAAGAGTTGCACATCATACATCTTGTCTGGCGAGAATGTTACGGTGCCAGGTTGTGCTGGTTTACCTATGTGCGGTCTAAATTTTGAGTTGCTATGTGTAGCTGACCCATTGCCGGTGTAGGTAAATAGTTTCACTGTCATAACTGGTAGCCATCGTCTAGCCATTCGCTTGCTCCTTTAGCTTGTTCCTTGTCTCAACACACAATGTTCTAAACTCATTGTATGCCTCGATATCTTTTTCTTTAATGCTTTTCATTATGGCTTTGGTGTGGTTGTTGGCCATGAGTTTATCCAAGTCATCAAGCGTGTACTGATCTAAGGTTGCCTCGTTGTGAGCAAGAAACTCTGCCTCTTCTTTGCTTAGTGGCTTCTTCACAACTGGGACAGGCTCTGCCTTTTCAATGACTTTGTTTGACTCAATGGCGTCTGACTTGCGGCCCACAGCATCTATCTCGTTTGCAGATGCGTATTCACCACCAGCAAGGCCAAGGCTTGCCAATGCGCGTCCTACTGCTGATGTCTCAGCGTTCTCAAGCGCACTTGTCGTGTTGACATGGCCCTGCCCTCTGATCTCTTCTGCCATGCCAGAGCCTAGAACCCCGCCCTGTGCAAAAGTAATATACGCTTGCACGACAACCCTATGTCCATCATCCACAAGTATCTTTGTCTCAACGCCAAAGTCTGTGCCATGATGTCGACGCAAGGCTTCCATTCGATGCACAACTTGCGTGTACATCTTGCCGCCCCTTTGTTTGACGCCATGAGTTTTGTTCAACTCACTTATGGCATCCATAGTTTTATTAAGATCCGTCATCTTTATCCTCCAATAGTGTTGTTATCAGCCCTTTTAAAACAGCCGTGTCCAGAGTGAGTTGTTGTAGCCTATTGAACAAGTCATCCATACGCAGATCCCTTTCGTTCAAAAGCTCATCTACGATTTTTCTCATTTCATCCTTGTCCATTGTAAAACTCCTTGTGCCACATAACCATTTGTCCACGTCCTGACTTTGCCGTGCGGCGCGTGCCGTCTACAATGACAATGCCTTTTTCTTTTAAAGGCTTGAAACGTGGCGTTATGCTGTTATAAGCGTGCTGCGGCAGGGCATTGCAGACATCATCAGCAATCGCACCTGCTGCACCGATCTCCCAAATTGCATCAGCTACAACAGCTTCCATAGCCGTTGCATCCATCTGCTGCGCTGCGTCATGGCTTGTTGCAGGGTCATCCCTGCGCACTAATCTGTATGCTTCAGTCATCTTTGATCCTTTTTGCTTTGATGCCCTTGGCGGCCATAAATTTGTTGCCTTGGTTTTCCTGTCCCTTGTAGAATTGTTTAA